CTAAAAAGGCTCCATCTTGCCCTAAGTGGCTTGAAGATGAGGCAAAGAAGGAATGGAGAAGGCTTTCAAAACAAATGGAACAGCTCGGTGTTTTGACCGAGCTTGATATGGCGGCATTTGCAGGATACTGTCAGGCATATGCCCGGTGGAAAGAGGCTGAAGAGTTCATTTCAAAACATGGTGCCATTGTAAAGACACCGTCCGGAAGTTGGCAACAGGTCCCACAGGTTGCGATTGCTCAAAAATATCTCTCTATTATGAAAAGCTATTGTCAGGAATTTGGTCTTTCTCCTTCATCAAGAAGTGGAATTTCTGCTGAAAATGGTGGTGATTCAAGCGATGATATGATGGAAAACTTGCTGAGTTTGGGAGGAGATAAGCCTTAATGTATGATGAAAATAAAGCAAAAAGAGCTGTAAATTTCTTTAATTCTCTAAAACATACTAAGGGTAAATGGAAGGGTGTACCTTTTGATTTACTGCCGTGGCAGGATAAAGTCATATCTGATATCTTCGGAACAGTAAAAGATAACGGATACCGACAATATAACACAGCATATGTCGAAATAAGCAAGAAGAACGGGAAGTCAGAGCTTGCCGCAGGTGTTGCACTCTATCTTACCTGTGCAGATATGGAATGGGGTGCAGAAGTTTACGGATGTGCATCTGACCGTCAGCAGGCATCAATCGTTTTTGATGTTGCAGTTGAGATGGTGGAACAATGCCCGGCACTGAAGAAAAGAATAAAACCTATAATGTCTGTTAAAAGACTTGTATATAAACCGACAAACAGCTTTTATCAGGTGCTCTCATCAGAAGCATTTACCAAACACGGTCTGAATGTTCACGGTGTTATATTCGATGAACTTCATGCCCAGCCGAACCGTGACCTTTTTGATGTTATGACTATGGGTTCGGGTGATGCCAGAACACAGCCTTTGTTTTTTCTCATAACAACTGCCGGAACGGATAGAGAATCAATATGCTTTGAACAACATCAAAAGGCTGTGGATATTTTGGAAGGCAGAAAAATTGACCCCACATTCTATCCCGTAATTTATGGACTGCCTGATACAGAGGACTGGACAAAGGAAGAAAACTGGTATAAGGCAAACCCGTCACTCGGACACACCATTGATATAGAAAAGGTGAGAACTGCTTGCCTAAGAGCAATGGAGAATCCTGCAGAAGAAAACCTGTTCAGGCAGTTAAGACTTAACCAATGGGTAAAACAAAGTACACGTTGGATGCCGATGGAGAAGTGGGATGATTGTGATGAGATAATTGATATCAGGCTATTGAGAGGTAGAGAATGCTATGGCGGACTTGACCTTTCAACCACACTTGACCTTACGGCTTTTGTGCTTGTGTTCCCACCAAGAAATGATAATGAGAAATACATAATCCTTCCGTATTTTTGGATACCGGAGGACAACCTTAAAAAGAGAGTAAACCGTGACCATGTTCCGTATGATGTATGGGAGACACAGGGACATATCCGAACCACTCCCGGAAATGTGGTTGACTACAGATGGATAGAAGAAGATATAAAGAAAATTGCAAGCGAATTTATAATAAAAGAAATAGCATATGACCGCTACAATGCAACACAGATTATATTAAACCTTATGGACGAAGGACTGACCATGATTCCATTCGGTCAGGGATTTAAGGATATGTCACCACCTACAAAGGAGCTGTTCACACTTGTTTTGAAAAATAAAATAATTCATAATATGCATCCGGTTTTAAGATGGAACTTTGATAATGTGTGTGTTGAAACCGATGCTGCAGAAAATATAAAGCCTTCAAAGAAACGTTCAACAGAGAGAATTGACGGAGCTGTTGCAACGGTCATGGCATTGGACAGAGCTATCAGGAACATGAACCAAAATACCTCTTCCGTTTATGATGAAAGAGGTATTTTTGTGCTTTGAATTTATTCAATTGAAGAAACCGTAAGTTTTAAACCAAGTGGTTGCATGATTTTTATCAGAGTATCAAGATTTGGTGTGGTTTTGAATGATTCGATTCGTGCAACAGAGGATTGTGGGATACCGCAAATGCCTGCAAGTTCTCTTTGACTTATTCCAAGAGCTGTTCTTTGGGCAATAACGGCAGTTATAATAGCAGATAAGTTTTCTACTTCTTCAATGTCTTTTTTTGCTTCGGGGTCTATAGCCTTTACATGATCTTTATAATCATTCCATGTTCTCATAGTTAGTGCTCCTTCCTTGATAAGTAATCATCACGTTCAGATTTTGCTTTTTCAATTTCTCTACGTGGTGTTTTTTGTGTTTTCTTTTGAAAATGGTGTAGTAAAACAAAGGTATCATCTTTGAAAAAGAAATAAAATACACGATTGTTTCCGGGACGTAATTCCCATATACCATCATCAATATGTTTAGTTATGTTTTCGGGCAAGCGAGTTCCATTATCCTGTAGAAGCTGAATATATAAATTTATCTGTTTATATTGTATGCGAGCATCTTTGTTTGTTGCAGTTTTTATTCGAAGTTGCTCTAAGAAGTTCCACAGTTCAGATTCACCGTTTGCTTTTTCATAAAATTCAACAGTATACATTTTAGTATGCTCCAAACTCAATTTTTAATTACAATATAATGATAGCATAAATGCTATCAAATGTCAATAGTTAGAAAGGAATTTTTTATGAATTTATTTAAATCATTTTTTAAATCTCGTGATAAACCAAAGAACGTGGCTGTAGGAACCGGGTGGTTTCACTTGGGACGTTCCTGGGCAGGAAAGTCTGTGACCGAGCGAACTGCTTTGCAGCAGACTGCTGTATATGCCTGTGTCCGAATCATAGCAGAAACAATTGCAAGCCTGCCTCTGCATTTTTACAGATACACCGAAGAAGGTAAAGAAAAGGACTATACCCATCCGCTTTATCGGATACTCCATGACGAACCAAACCATGAGATGACTGCTTTTGTTTTCAGAGAAACAATTGTCAGTCATCTTTTGTTATGGGGAAATGCATATGCACAGATTATCCGAAATGGTAAGGGTGAAATAATGTCCTTGTATCCTCTGCTGCCTGACAGAATGACTGTTGAGAGATCTGATATCACCAATAAAATATTCTATACATATATGGATACCAAAGGTCAGATTTACAGACTGAAAGCATCAGAGGTTCTGCATATTCCGGGACTGGGGTTTGACGGACTGATTGGATATTCACCTATTGCAATGACCAAGAATGCAATAGGTCTTTCAATTGCCGCAGAAGAATTCGGTAGCAGGTTCTTTGCAAATTCTGCAAATCCAAGCGGTGTGTTGGAGCATCCGGGAGTGTTGAAGGACCCAAAGAAAATACGTGAAAGCTGGAATGAAGTATATGGCGGTTCAAGTAACTCACACCGTGTTGCGGTTTTGGAAGAAGGTGTGCGCCCAGATAGGGTGTTATTGAAAATAGAATAAAGAACTATCATTCACAATCAAGAATGAGCCGACTTGCCTAACCGAAAGGCGAAAGCTGACACGGGAACATAGCACGGCAAGAAAGCGGTAAGTTGTCTAAAGGCTAAAAGACACGACTGAACTGCAACGGCAATTAGATATGAGGTTTAACCTGGGTTTGGTGAACGTAAGGTCTGAATGTCCATTTCCAAGGGGGATTGGGAAAATAGCCTGTGACCCATTCTGTGGTTGACTGATATTACAGCCTTCAATGTCAGTATGATTGCAATAACCACAGCATAAGCAAGAGAACTTGTGTTAAAGGACCGAAAACGAAACCGACAATCTAAGTCTTAGCAATAACACTAACTGGGGATATCCTAAACGGAAATGCCATGCATATATGGCTATAACTAAATAGCAGTTTGAAAATTCCGCATGGATACGGAGCTTTCGTAGTAGTCTGAGAACGCTAATGACGTTTACATGGCGAAGGAAAGCAGCTTCTATGATTCAAAATATAAAGATGAAAGCGAGGAGAAACCTCAAAATGAATGCAACATCAGAAATTTTGGAACGAATTTATAAAAATTCAAGTGAACATAAAAATGGTATCTATACAAGATTATATAGATATTTGTTGCGTGAAGACATTTATATGCAAGCGTATAAAAATCTGTATGCAAATTCAGGTGCTGGTACTAAAGGTACTGACGATGATACAGCAGACGGATTCAGTGTTGAATATGTCAACACTATAATTGATGAACTAAAAACTCAAACATATACACCAAAGGCGGTAAGACGAATAAACATTCCGAAAGCCAATGGCAAAACAAGACCTTTAGGAATACCGTCCTTTAGGGATAAGCTATTACAAGATGCCATACGTCAAATTCTTGAGGCAATATATGAGCCTGTGTTTTCTGATAACTCACATGGTTTCCGACCAAATCGCAGTTGTCACACAGCTCTAAGTCAAATAAGCAGAAATTTCCGTTCGGTTAAATGGTTTATTGAGGGTGATATTAAAGGTTGCTTCGATAATATAGACCATAAAGTTTTACTGCAAATATTATCCGAAAAGATAAAAGACAGTAAGTTTGTAACCCTTATAGGAAAATTCTTAAAAGCTGGATATATGGAAGATTGGAAGTATCACGGAACATATAGTGGAACTCCGCAAGGAGGGATATTATCGCCTATACTTGCAAATATATATCTAAATGAATTGGATAAAAAGATTGAGGAAATAAAAAAAGCATTTAACAAAAAGGCTGAAAGAGCATACTCAAAGCCATATTGTGAAAAGAATATGGAAATAAGACGTGTGGAACAGAAAATACAGAAAGCTGATAATCAGCAAATTAAAGAAGAGTTAATTAAAAAGGTTCATCAATTAAAAGTAGAACGCAGAAAATTACCATATAAAGACGCAACGGATAAAAAGCTCGCTTATGTTCGTTATGCTGATGATTTTATTATCGGAATAAGTGGAACAAAAGAGGAAGCAGAGAAAATCAAATGTGAACTAAAAGAGTTTATATCAACAATCCTAAACCTTGAACTGAGCGAAGAAAAAACAAAAATTACTCATAGTTCAGAAAATGCAAGATTTTTAGGCTACGATATAAATGTACGTAGAAATAACGATAGTAAACGCAAGGCAAATGGAACTATTCAAAGAACGCTGAACAATTCGGTGGAAATGCTTATTCCTTTTGAAAAAATAGAGAAATTCATGTTTGATAGGAAAATCATAAAACAAAAACCTGATGGTACAATAATTCCATGGCAAAGACTTGCTATGAGCGGACTATCAGATTTAGAAGTAATAGATACCTATAATTCACAGACAAGAGGTATTTGCAATTATTACAGCTTAGCAAGCAACTTTGGAAAGTTAAATTATTTCACATATTTAATGGAATACAGTTGCTTAAAAACCCTTGCACATATACATAAATGCAGAATATCCCATATAAAAAAGAAATTTCAATGTGGTAAATCATGGGGTGTGCCTTATGAAACAAAGACAGAACGGAAAAGAATGATGATTATCAGATATTCTGATTTGTCAAGGAAAACAGCGTACACCTATGATGTAGATAAAATACAAAATCACGCTCATTATACCAACTCAAACTCACTTGAAAATAGACTAAAAGCAAGTAAGTGCGAGCTTTGTGGAAGAGATGATAATAACACATCATATGAAATGCATCATATAAACAAACTGAAAAATCTTAAAGGGAAAGAACAATGGGAAAAAGCTATGATTGCAAGAAAACGCAAAACCTTGGTTGTCTGTAAAGAATGTCACAAGAAAATACACCATTCGTCATAAATAGAAGTGGAGAGCCGTGTACATTGAGAAGTGTAAGCACGGTTCGGAGAGAGGGTTGTACAAACCTATCTCAGTAATGAGAAAAGGCGGTACTTTCCTACTCTACTTAACATTCAAACCAATATCAATACCACCAAACGATGCACAGTTCTTGGAAACAAGGAAGTTTCAGATAAACGAAATATGCAGAATTTTCAGAGTTCCTCCGCATATGGTGGCTGACCTTGAGAAGTCATCCTTTTCAAATATTGAACAGCAGAGCCTTGACTTTATTGTAAATACCATCCGACCATGGCTTATACGCATTGAACAGAGCATCTGTCAGAAGCTGTTACTTCAAGATGAGAAAGGTGTGTTTTTTGCAAAATTTAATGTAAACGGAATGCTCAGAGGTGACTTCACAAGCCGTATGAACGGCTATGCAATAGCCCGTCAGAATGGGTGGATGAATGTTGATGAAATACGAGAGCTTGAGGATATGAATAAACTCCCTAAAGGTATGGGCGGTGACAGGTATTTATGCAACGGTAACTTTGTTGACTTGGCTCACGCCGGTTCGTGGGCACAAAATAATGAGGGAAATACACAAGAGGATAAAGAAGAAGGTGAAAAGTTAAATGAATAAGTTTTGGAAATTTAAAACAGTTAAAAATAAA